ACAGTAAGTCGTTTTTATCCACATGTTCCTATTCCTCAAATAAAAAGTATTGTTGATGATTTTTATAATAAATATCCAGATTATATAGAATGGATACGAAGTACAAAAGTAAGACTCGATAATGGTTGTAAAGTTTGTGTTATAAATGAATTAATATGTCCATGTCAACAAATACATTATCCTATTTGTAAACATATGTATTCAAAAAATAAAGCTATTTTGACGAATAATAATATGTCAAAAAAAGCTCTTTTTATCCCTAATAATAAAATGTATGTTCATGATTACTGTATATTATTTAATATTTTTATGATAAAGCCTATGTTTTTTTGTATAAACGACGATGAAAAAGACCCCAAAAAAAGAGTTAGAGTTAGAAAAGATATGTTATACTTTTTTAATGAGTATTATCCCGATAAAGCTTCATTTGAATTATAATTATTTATTATATAATATTTACTCAATAAAACCTACATCAACATCATCTGCTACTATTGTAAGATGTTCTTTAACATCTATATTACCACCCTTTTGGAAATAATTATTTTTATCCATATAACCTATTAAAAAATGAATTCCTATTAAAACTAAATATGATATTACAAATGTCAAGAATAATGTTCTCGAATTATTTGGAGCTTCTTCTTCCTCTTCAGTTTTACTTTTACATACTGTAAAATATGTAATACCTGTTATAATCAATGATATAAATATCATTATAACATACGGTTCGTATAAAATATTTATTAAATCCATATTATAATAAAAACATATATTATTCTTATTATAAATAAACTAATTTATTTGCTTTTATTCGAAATTATATATTTAATATTTCAAAAGTTATTTTTTATATATCTATTTCATCTTCATCTTCTTCATCTTCAGATACACCTTCTAACATTATTTTATTTTTACTTCTACTTATAGAATTTAAATCAATATTTTTTACTTCTTCATTATATTTCTTTAAAGTCGCAGTATCAATTGTAGGAACATAACTATTTGATGATGTCATTGTAACTTCAGATACTTGTGTAATATTATCATTATTTGATGTTTGCATTATAGATTGATAATTTGCGGAATTTTGTTCATATTTTTTTTTATAAAAATCATTTTTATTATTATTTTTTTTAGTTTTAATAAATTTTGATAAACTTACTTTTTTAATAAATTGATTATTTATATCAGTCGTATTAGAATATAATTCTGAAGGTGTACCACCTTTATAAATAAGTTCTGGTTTTTGTGGAACTGTTATTTTTGTTAATGTTGTTTTGTTAAGTGATATTAAGTCATCATCTATTTTTTCAATAGATTCTAATTTTTTAGGAAAACTATTATCACTTTTTTTATATACAATCTCTTTTAATTCATTAATACTTTTTGAATCTTCATTATCTAATATGATAGAATTTGAGGTAGATATTTTTGGAGCAGGTAAACTACTTAGAGGGAATGAACTATTAAAATCTTCTTTATTAATAATATTTTGTGTATCTATTATTTCATTTAATTCAATATTTTTATTATCATTTATTTCATCATTTAAGTTCTCGATTTCTAAATCAATAACATCTTTACTTTTTGAATTACTATCATCATCTTTATCCTCATTATTAGGTTCATCATCGTTGAGTTCATTATTGTCTTCATTATTGTCTTCATTATTGTCTTCATTATTGTTTTCATTGTTGTTTTTATAACTCTCTTCATCATCATCTTCATCATCGTCTTCGTCTCCATCTTCATCATCGCTTTCATCTTTGTCATTGTCTTCGTCTCCATCACTGTTACTGTATTCTTCCTTTACAGTTTCATCATTTTCATTTACTGTTCCAAAACTATTTGTTAATCCTTGCTTTAATATATCACGTATAGGTAATAGATTTCTAACAGCATTGTCTATACTACTTTCAATTATTTGAATAGATTCTCTTAAATTAGTATGTTTTTCTTTAGGTGTTAAATTTTTTGAATTATCAAATATGTATGGATTTTTATATATTTCTTTTGCACATTCAATATAACACCTATGAATAAAATAATTTGGTTGTGGAATATTTATTTTAATATTTTTTGATTTAGAATCACCTATTTGAACAGAAGTTAATATTTTTGTATTTGTTACAAAAACAGCTTCTATTAAATTTTCAAAATAATCACATTTAGATGATTCAATTATTCTATTATATTCATTTTTAATCATATCTTGATTCCATTGAGGAATTTCTTTTAACATTTTTTGAAATGTTTTTATTATACTTGACTTTTGAGTTCGTGTTTGTTCTAATTCTTTACTAACCATATCAATTATATCATCATAAATTGACTTAAAACCTTCATATAAACGTGGCGTTATTATCTTCTGTAATTCTGTTGTATATTCTTTTTTTGCTTCAACTAAAACATTTATACTATTATTCATTATATTTTTAAAAATATAAATATATATTAAAAAATACGCAAAAAATAATCTTTACTTATTATAGATTAATATGAATAATAATACAAATAATACAAATAATAATTTTATAGAAAAAAATTCTAATGGTAAAGTTTCTAAAAATACTATTGAAAAATGTAAAACAATTATGCAAAGTGTTCAAATAATGCCAATGTTTTCACCTAAAAATATAGTTATTGGAGCGATTGGAACATTTATTCCATGGGTTATTATATTAATAATTGCAGGTATTATAATTATTATATAATTATTATATTTTTAAGAATCATTAAATAAAATATTTTATATTCTTATAATATATTAGGTATGTCATCGGCTTATACACTTGATGATTCAATAAATATGTCATCGGCTTATACTCCAACTAACTCATATTCATCGTCTAAAACAAACAATATATATTCAGAATCAGAAGAAGATAATAGTAATTTAATAAAGGACGAAAATAATGATGATTTTAATTATATTGTTACTCGACAAAATATATATAATTATTACGATTATACAAATGTAATAATTATATTATTTGCAATAATGTTTGTTATATATATAATTGTTGTTTTAAACAAAATAAATTAAATATGTTATTTTTTTAATTCATAATATTTTTCGTCATAATTTTTATTTGATAATTTTTTAATAATATATTGTCCACATGGACCACAGTGGTCTTCATTAGATAAATCTATTTTATTATTAATTTTTTTATTACAATAATCTATATTCCATCTACCTAATGGCTTAATTTGTTCTTTAATAAAAATTCTATTTATAAATATTTTTATTAAATTTATATTTTTAATAAATTCCATTATAAGTATATATTATATATTAAAATATATTTTTAAATTTATTTTAATATATATTAATTTTATAATTATATTACTTTTTATATATGTGTATTTATAATTGTATATATGTAATTGTATTTTTTATTTTATGTTTTATATAATTTTTTTAGAATATTTTTACTTAAAATTAAATATTATAATAAGTAATTATAGTATAATGAATTGTTCATGTATAAATACAATGTTCCATAAATATGATTATAATAATATACCGATTGATTTAAATTTATTTAAAATGCATAATATGCGCGATAATGCATGGATTTCTATAGACAACAATGTTTATTCTATTCAAAAAGACGACTCATTATTATTAGATATTTTTAAAGATTTATATGGAACAGATGTTAAAGAATTTTTAATGAATAATAATATTTTTGATAATAAGAGTAGAATAGTTATTTTAGAAAAATTAAAAGATAGAAGAATTGGTTATATTTATAAATCTTCGTAATAATTTATTATTTTTGGATGTGCTTTTATTTTTGAATAATCAATATTTAATAATGAAAGACCTTCTATATTACGAATTCTTGAAAGAACTACATAAACTTGTCCATATTCAAATATATCTTTTCCAATATCCGTTTTCAAAAAGTCCAATGACATACCTTGTGCCTTATGAATTGTAATAGCCCATGCAAGTATTAATGGTATTTGTGATTTTCCAATTAAATCATTACCAGATTCATATTCAAATATATGTGGATTTATTGTTAAAGTTTTTCCACTTAAAAAACTTACAATTGGATAATACTTATCATGTTTAGAGTTATATTCAAAGCTTATTACTATTCCACGCGAACCATTAAAAATAGTATTTTCCATTTCATCGTTCAATATTCCAGATATTTTATTAGTTGTTAACATGACTTGCGAACCGATTGAAATAGTTAATAAATCATCTATTACACGGTTAGTATTTATTAAATTTATTAAATAGTCCTTTGATTCATCGCTTAGTTTCTTTTTATCTGGAAAAACATATTCTGCTTTATAAGTACGTGTTTCGCGGCCTTCATCAATTAATTTTTGTAATTCTGCATTATTATAATTTAGTACAATATCACGTCGTGAAAAAAGATGTGTTGGTATAATTCCGGATGGATGAATGAGTTCTTTATTTAAACATGATTCCAATATATTTTTTACATCTTCGTTTACAATACCTAATCGCACATTATTTAATATATCTTGTAAAATCGTATCATCTTGACGTATAATTTTATCAAAATAAAATACTTTATCTATTACAATATCCCATGATATTGCCTCGAAACAAAATGTTTTTGATTTTACAGGTGGTAATTGTAAAAAATCACCTGATAAAATAACTTGTATACCGCCAAATGGTAAATCACATTTTCTTATTTTACGTGCTAAAATCTCGAGCTTATCAAATATTTCGGAATTCATCATTGATATTTCATCTATGATTAAAACACTCGTTTCTAACCATCTTTTTTTGTAACTATTTGAATACTTTATTATACTTTTATAAAGTTCATTAATATCTTTTTCACCTGTTCCTATTCCACTATAACTATTTATAGTACTTCCTTCAATAAGTGACGCGGATAAACCAGTCGTGCTTGTTACATATAATTTTCCATTGTCATTTTTGTTTTCCATTTCTTTTTTATACCATTTTACGAAATAATTTAATAAAAATGATTTCCCAGAACCACCTGGTCCAGTTAAAAATACACTTTTACCGTTTTTCATAGCAGTTAATGCAAGTTCTTGTTTTTCTGTTAGTCGAATGTTCATATTCATATTAATTTTAAATTATTTAAATAATTATATTAAGTATTGAATTATAGAAGATATTATAAATCATATTTTTTTAATTTTTTAATAATTTATGATATTTTTTAAAGAATAAATGAAGATTTATATTAATATTATAATAATTTTTTCTAAACATATAATATATTATTACAATTAAAATGAATCCTCTTACTATAGACACACGTAATAATTATAATTTAAAAAAAAATCCTCTTACGATAGACACAAGTAATAATTATAATTTAAACAGAGATAAAGTAGAAAATATTCTCGGAAAAAAAATTAAAGATCATAAATTGAAAGAAATTTTTATACATATATTAGACGATTTAGAATTAAATCAAAAAAAAAACTTCGAAATAAAGCCTATAACAAATAGTAAAACAACATATGAAACAAATAATGAAACAAACAATGAAACAACATATGAAATAAATTCTGAAATAAGTTCTGAAAGAAATTCAGATGAAGAATTACCTAATCCATCTATGTATAATTTCTACATCAAAAAAAGTAGAGAAATATTTAATTGGGATTTTAATATAGAACATTTAGATAAAACGGCAATAAGTTATACTATTTTTAAAAAAAAAGATGATAATAATGTTTTTAAAAAATATTATTTTAAAACTGAATATCAATATTTCCGTATTATATTAGAGATATCATATCAAATATATTCGTATAATGTACTAAAATCTATAAAAAATAATAGATTTATTATTAAAGTTCCTGAAATTATAAGTTTTAAAAAAATATCAACTAATGTAGGTTTTAGTGTTTTAATTAAAATGGAATATATTGAGGGAAAATCTTTAAAAGATAAAATTTTTAGAAAAGTTGGTTGTACAACAATATTAAATATTATAAAATATATTGATAATTTTTTAAAAGAAAATAAAATATACCACAGTGATTTACATTCAGGAAATATTTATATATCAATAAATAATGGTAAAATAAATATAGGAATAATTGATTTTGGAGAAACAACTAATGGTTCAATAAAAAAGAGTGAATATTTTAATTATAATTGTAAAAGTTTAGGTCGTAATGAATCTAAAATTTTAAATAATGGACATAAAAATGTACTTAATAATAGACAGAATAATTTAAATGTTCTATATGAAAATGTACTTAATAATAATTCGATAAATTCAAATAATATGTATACATTTGTATCTAAAAAAATTACAAAAGAAAATACTTTTTTATAATATTTAACCTTTTACATAAACATTTTATAATACATCATGTTATGTATGATAATTTAATATTATAATAAATGTTTGTATAAAGAGTTCAAAATAATATTATATATAATTTATTTTTAATTTAATTCTGTAATAATTATTAATTAAAATTATTACACCAACCGAAAAGATAAATGAGACAAATTGCGAAGTAATCTCTCATAACTCACTTGGTGAGTTGAGACAAAAATTAATATTATTTATAAATCTTAAAACTATGTTTCAAATAGTTTTTTAAATGTTCTTTTTTTATTTTAGTTAATATTATGTTTTTATTACTTTATCAATATCATCATATGTATTTGGACTTTCTTTTTTAATATAATGTTTTAATTGACTAAAAAATTCTTCTATTGCATTTGTTTCTGGATGATATGGAACTGAATATAATAATTC